ATAAAGAAGAAGAATCATAAGATATTGGCATAGAAGATATGCTAATAGGATATGCTTTTAAAAAAGTATATGTTAGTCTAGACTGATAATCTCTTTCAAATTTAACAATAGAGAAATTTGTTTGATATTCTTCTGGATATCTAACACTATAAAAAAAGTTTGGTAGTTGAAGTCCAACCGCACCCGATGGACTTCCACTAATACTTTCATTCATAATATACTTAATCCAAGTTTCAAAGAATTTAATTACAGTATATTTTGTATCAACATAAAAAGTTAAATCAATTCTGTCATCATAAATTCTACGGTATGCGTGCCTTTCAGTAACACCAGTGTAGTCATTATTAATCTCAAGGGTTGCCAAACTTGATCCAGGTAGAGTTGCTTCGCTACAGGCAAGTTGCAAGTTAGATTGTTCAGTTGAAAAATTAACACCATTTTTTGACATTATCTTACTAAAGTCGCCAGCATTACCATTCGGCATTGTGAGATATAACTCGTAATGAGATGTTAATGCTGGTTTAAGCAAAGAACTTTTTATTTGAGATACGCTTCTTGCTGCTGGCTTTGGAACTGCCATCTATAAATACTTTTTGACCGTATATATTATGTAGTAAGGATAATGGCAGAAAGCATTAAGAGCAAATACAAACCATCATATCCACAAAAATACATTGGTGATCCCAACAATATCATATGCAGAAGTAGTTGGGAAAGGCGTTTCTGTCACTGGTGTGATTTAAATGAAAACATTATTGCTTGGGGCAGTGAAGAAATTCGCATCAAATACTACGATCCAGTAAAACAAAAAGTAAGAACTTACTTTCCAGATTTTATCATTAAAGTTAGAGAACAATCTGGAGATATAAAAAAATATATTATTGAAATCAAACCAAAAAAACAAACAGTTGAGCCAAAACCAAGATCAAGAACAACGAAGTCTTATCTTCATGAAGTCTATACTTACGCAACAAATCAAGCTAAGTGGAAAGCAGCACAAGAGTTTTGTAAGGATAATATGATTGGATTTAAAATTATCACAGAACAAGAATTAGGAATCAAGTAATGGCAAAAGGTTTTGGTCAGTATGCCAGTGTTCCTCCAAGAATGAGAGAACTAAAAAAGAGAATTGACGCTGCTGGTACATATGACCCAGAAGACCTGATGCTAATTATCATGGATGTATTAAAGGAAGAAGTATTATACCCAGAGCCAGGAAAGTTTTATACCTTTATTTACTCACCAAAAACACCTGACATTGAATATGATCAACACCCTTTGATTGCTTGCACATCCTTAGAGAGATGGGGATTCAAAGGTATCAATTTTCATTGGAGAGAAGGGAGACAATATACTTGGGAAGAAGTTTTAGGTAAACTTCATGTTGTAAAATATGAAGAACTTGATGAGATGCTTTCTATACCTTATGCAAAATTCCGTCTAAATAAATAAAAACCCCTCTCATAAATGTCTCATACTCTACAAAAAATTGAGATGATTGCTCCTGTAACAAATTGGAGGGATTTTTGATGCCACAACTTAACGGAAACACATATGAAGCACTTTCGGGTCCAAGTGAATTAACGATAGAGGGTGTAAAATATGATGTTAGAACAAGAGTAGTATATAACAATAGTGGAAGAACAGGAACGATTGATTCTGAAAAACCAATACAGTATGAATTCCAATATAGACAAAAACCAGATATAGGAAATCCAGCACCATCTTGGACACCATTAGCAACAAGATCAACTGACAAATCAAAAAATAATGGTTGGGTATTTACTCAAGCAGCAGGACCTGGATTTAAAAAGGAATTAGTTAAACCAGGACCAAATACTTTAACAACATCTATGGATAGTGCGGCACAAAACGCATTAGCAAAAGATGCAAACGTTCCTGTTGCCAGAGCCCAACAAGCAATAGGAGCTGCACCAAACAAAGCATTACCAACAGTCGCTGCAGATCAGAATCCCAACGCAGCATCTGGTGGTCCAAATCAAGCACAAGCAGCAGCACAAGGAGGAACACTAACTCCAGAACAAGCGCAAGAATCAATAAAGGATTTAACTTCAAAAGAAACTGAAAGTTTATCAAGATCAAAGTTTCCACAAAACTTAAGATATCCTGCAAACTTACAAATTAATCAGCAAGATGTAATTAAATTCAATATGGTAAAATATTCTCCAAGAAAATTTAAAAGTGGAGAAGGAACAATAAACCCAATTCAAGAAAGAAGAAAAATTACAGACGAATTAATTATCGGGAGCGTCTACTTACCAATACCCGGAGGAATTACAGATACAAATGCTGTTACCTGGGGAAGTGATTCTATGGATCCCATACAATCAGCTCTCGCAAACATTGCTATGCAAGCAATCGGCGGTGGTGGTGAACCTGCTGCAAACAGCACTGCAGGAACAGTTACGGATATTTCCCAAAATTCAACAGATGCAAAATCCTGGGTTAAAAGTTATTTTGCTCAAGCAGCAACGGGAACAACAAACCTATTGTCAAGAACCCAAGGTGCAGTTACAAATCCAAATATGGAGTTGTTATTTACGGGTCCAACCTTAAGACCTTTCACATTTACTTTCAAATTATCCGCAAGAGGCAAAGCTGATAGGGAACAAATTAGACAAATTATAAGATTCTTTAAGCAGGGAATGGCAGTTCAAAGAACACAATCACAACTTTTCCTTAAAGCGCCACATACATTTAAAATACAATATCTACATAGAGAAAAAGATCACCAATATATTAATAAGATTAAAGAATGTGCATTGCAATCCTTCACAGTAAACTACACTCCAGAAGGAAATTACATGACATTTGCAGATGGTTTAATGACTTCTTATGAGATAACAATGCAATTCCAAGAACTTGAGCCAATCTTTAATGATGATTATGGAAATATTGACGGTAATGCAATAGACTCAGAAATAGGATACTAAAATGGCAACACCATACTTTAGACAACTACCATCTTTTGAATATGTTAGCAGATTACCAGATGCTAAGATTAGTGATTACATTGAAGTAAAGAACCTATTCAAAAAAGGAACACTTCGTCCAGATATTTTTCAAGAAGTATCATTCTTTGAAAAATACAAAATTATTGGAGATGATCGCCCAGATAACGTTGCGTATCAAATCTATGATGATTCATCTTTAGATTGGGTAATTCTTCTCTCAAACAATATTATCAATATCCAAACAGAATGGCCAATGACTCAAGTATCTTTTGATACTTACTTAAGAGAAAAATATGGAGTTGGACTGAACACAGAAGAAGAAATCTATGCAAAGATTTATGGTGTTCATCACTATGAAACAATTGAAATTAAAAATAGTCAAGGAGTTGTAATCATTCCAGCGGGTCTGGAAGTTCCTCAAAACTATGCTTCTGGTTGGTCTTATTATGATGCGTTCAGAGAATCACAAGTTACTCTTTCAAATGTAACTACCCCAGTTACTAACTATGAATATGAAGAAAAACTTGAGAATACAAAGAGAAATATCTACGTACTCAAACCAAGATACTTAAATATTGTTCTTGATGATATGGAAGAAATGATGACATATAAAGAAGGTGCCACTCAGTATGTGAGCGACACCTTGAAGAGAGCTGACAATATCAGACTTTATTCTTGATCAATCTTCAGCAAGACGCTGGAAGTAAGAAAGAGCATCATCTTCATCCTCATCAACAGAACTGATTGTAGGAAGTGAAGGAGACTTAGAACGAGCATAAGACTGTTCCAGTTCTTCCACTACGCGATCTTGAACTGTAGGAGTTTGAGTGAACTCTTCAAGATCATCTTCCTGTTCAACCACTGCACGGGAACGAGCAGGAGAAGAGTTCTTAAGACCCAGAACCATGTTCATACGACGCTCAAGTTCTTCATAGGACTTGAATTGATCTGGGGCAGTGATTGCAGTCAACGAATATTCTTTCTTCCAGAGGGCTTCCAGAGCATCGTCATCATCCAGTAGTGGTTCAACAGAACCAAATTCTGACTTGTCGTAGTTCCAATACCCATCTTTCTTTACGATTTTGAGTTTGAAATTAGCACCCTGCCAGAAGTCAAAAGGATTGATAGGAGTTTCATCCTCAAACTCAGGTTGCATTGCTTCCATGATCTTATCAAAGATCTTCTTACCGTACTTGAAGAGGAAGACCTTACCTTCATTATGAGGATTTACAGGATCTTTTACAACGTAGATATTGCTGTAGTAAGACAGTTTACGCTTTTGTTTGCGAACAGTTTCTTTGTTGGATTCAATACCACTGTTCCACAGTTCACGATTGTGTTCACCAAGAGGATCTTTTTGACCAATAGTGGTCAGAGAGTTCTCAATGTACCAACCACCAGGACCTTGGAAGGCGTGAGAATACATTTTTGCCCAAGGAAGTTCTTCACCTTCAGGGGCA